AATGATAGCTGATAGAAGTCTAATAAGTCTCCATTAATAAAAATAGAGTCTACATTTTCTTCTTCAAACTTAGTAAACATAGTTTCTAAGGCTGTATTATCATGAAATGGTATATGAACATCTCCAAACACACCTAATATTTTACATCCTGTAGGAAAAGTAAATTGACTACGTGTTTTTGTATGTGATTCTGGTAAAGTAAGCTTATTTTGCATAACTTTGGTCTTTAGTTCTTTTATGAATTTATTATTTACATTGTTATTCATCATATCTCTTTGTCTTTTACCTACTTGACCTCTATAGTATCTTACTCTAAGATATGCTTGTTCAAATGATGTAAAAAATGCAGCATTTTCAGCATAAATTTTTCTACCTAGAGCTTTAGAGGGGGCTTCTGGAAATTTTTCTAAGTATTCAAACACAATTTCTGTGTTTTTATAGTGAGATTTTGTTTTATGAGTGGCTTTTGTCATATATATTAATATACAAAAAATAATCAATATGTTTACAGTAAAATTAGTTAAACAAGGTGGAAAGTTAGTTTATCCTAATGATAAATCAAAATTAAATTATAAATTGTTTCTTGATAAACTTTCTGAAGGTCAGGAAGTAGAAATGTTTATAGGGCTTACTTCTAGTGATAAAAGTGTAGCACAACTAGCAAAAATACATGCCTGCATTAGAGAATTGGCTCTTGAATCAGGATATACTTTTGATGAAATGAAAGTATTAGTTAAACAAAAATGTGGTTTAGCTTATGATGGTGGTGGAGCAGTATTTTTTAAATCTTTTGCAGATTGTAGTAAAAGTGAATTAGCATTAGCTATTCAAGCTTGTATAGAAATAGGAGAATTATATAATATTAATCTTACTTAACCTCTACATAATTAGGATCTCCAGGTTCAGAAATTTCTTTTTCTTTAAAAAGTTCTTTATTAGAAAGAGCATTTTTTTCTATTTCTGAAACAAGCAGTGTTAATGTATAAAAGCATCTCTCAAATTCTGAGAGTTCTTCAAACTTTTTAGTCAATATATTTTGTAAATTTTCACTCTCACTTTCATTTTTCAAAAGATGTTTGAAAATAGTGTACAAACTATCTTTAGACATTAAAAAAAAGTTTTTATTTACTTTTATATCTATAATAGCATCATCATTTATCTCCTTAACTTTTATCATAATTATAATTTATAAACAAAAATATTAAAAAAAATGGAATTATTAGAAATAAAACAAAAAATGTTTGAAAAACTTAAATTTAATAACTGGGATAAAGTGTTTAACTCTTTTATATTTAGTTCAGAGTTTGATAATATTCTTAATGAATTATATAATTTATCTAGTCAAGATAAAAAGTTTACCCCACCATTAAAACAATTATTTAGAGCATTTGAAGAATGCCCATTTGATAATTTAAAAGTAGTAATAATAGGACAAGATCCTTATCCACAATTAGGAGTAGCTGATGGTATATCATTTAGTTGTAGTAATACAAATATTTTACAACCAAGTTTAAGATATGTTTTAGGAGAAGTAAATAAAACTATCTATGGAGAAAATCTTGTTTCTACTGATGTAGATTTAAAGAGATGGTCAAACCAAGGTATTTTAATGCTTAATACATCTCTAACAACAGAAGTTGGTAAGATAGGTCAGCATTATGATATATGGAAAGGATTTACAGCATATTTACTTGATTATTTAACGCATAATAAAGAAAATATTGTGTATATTTACATGGGTAAAAAAGCTCAAGAATGGGCTGATCTTACCGGAGATAATAACCATAAACTTTTTGTAAGTCATCCTGCTAGTGCAGCTTATACAAAACAAAAACATTGGAACTCTGATGACGTATTTTTAAAAACACAGTTATTAGTAAAAAAATATCACAACAGTGATATAATTTGGTAAATATGGAAGAAATATTTTTAAAGTTAATAAAAGAAAAAATAACTCCAAATAGTTATTATGTATTGCATTGCATAAAAAGTGGAATGATTCCTATTTCATTTGTAAATAAAGATTTAGAAATTAAAAAATTAAAAAATGATGGATGGTTAAGTGATGATTTGCAATTAACAGATAAAAGTATTATTTTTACTATAGAAATTGATGGATTTTTCAATAAATCTAAGAAAAAAACAACTACAACTTTACTAGGCAATGGTTTTGATGAAAATATAAAGAGTTATTCTGATATTTTTCCAAGCATGAAACTTGCAAGTGGTAAATATGCAAGATCTAATTCTAAAAATTTAGAAAATGCATTTAGATGGTTTTTTGAAAATTATAATTATGATTGGAACACAATTTTAGAAGCAACAAAGAAATATGTTAATGAATATAAGATAATGAGTTATCAATATATGAGGACTTCTCAATATTTTATTAGAAAACAAAGTACAGATAAAACATATGATTCAGATTTAGCAGATTATTGTGACATGATTTTAAATAAAACAGATGATGATATAATATTTATAAAAGAAAGATTATTGTGATAAATATAAACCTAAAAAAAATATTTATTGGTATTATAGGTAGTACCTTGTGTTACTTGTTAATCAATAATTATATTATTCAGATGAGTGTTTTAAAGTATATACTAATAGAACTTATTATTACTTTATCTCATTTATTGTATGAAAAAATAAAGCATTCAACAGAGAATGAATTAGAAATGTAATCTATTAATTATATGTATAGTAATGCAAGAGCTTTAAAAGCTGTAAGTGAAAGAGATGCTTTAGTAAAAGCACTTTACAAAATGAAAGCAAGACGTAATGGTAATTTAAAATCATTAAAGACTGCTTGGCCAAAATTTAATGATGCTTTTTGTGATGGTCTTGAATGGAGAACTATTACTGTTGTTGGTGCAAGACCTGGAACAGGTAAGACTCTTTTTATGGAACAATTAGTAAATGATGTCATTAAACAAAATCCAGAACAAAAATTTAAAATACTGAAATTTCAATTTGAAATGTTAGATGAAACTAATGGTATTAGAAAATTGTCTATGAATGTTGGTTCTGATTATAATACTTTAATGAGTAAGGGTAAACCTGTTGATAAAAGTATTTTTGAAAAATGTGTTAAATTTTATGAAGAGACAGCTTTGTATGATATTGTTGATGTAGTATATGATCCATGTTCAGTGGAAGAGATGTGTGCAACAATACATGCCTATATGATAGAAAATGAAAAAGATAATGAATACACTAATACATTAGTTACAATAGATCACTCAGCTTTATTTAAAATTGGTTCAAAATTTAAGGATAAGTTTGAAATGTTGTATGGATTAGGGGAAGCATTAACAGATATGAAAAAAAAGTTCCCAATTGCATTTTTAGTTCTTAGTCAGTTAAACAGAAATGTTGAACATCCAGATAGAGCAAAAGATGGACAATATGGTAATTATATACTAGATTCTGATATTTATGGTTCTGATGCATTATTACAACATGCAGATGTTGTGTTAGGAATTAACCGTCCTTTTGGTAGAAGAATAAAGTTTTATGGTCCAGAAAAATATATAATAAATGATGAAGACTTATTAGTATTTCATTATTTAAAATCAAGAAATGGACTTACAGGTATAAGCTTCTATAAATTAGATAGAAAAATAATGAGAATTATTGAGGTTGATCCTCCTCCAACATCATCACACTAAATAAATTAAATAAAAAACAATATGTATAATAGAAAAGAAAAAGAAAAAATATTACAAGAACAACATTCTAATTTTTTAGATAGTTTACTTGATAATTATTTATTTGCTGCAAAAACTGCATTTTTTACTAAAGGAAAGTATGGTAGAAATATACAGTTATTTGAAAATGAATTAAACAAAGGTTTAGATATTTATATTGAAGTAGTAGACATTATACGAGATAATTTAGGTTTAGAACTTGATATGGTTTCTATGTATGAAGAAAGACCACTTTTTAAATATAAATATAATCCTTATTATTCTGAAGAATATGAACTTAAAATAAGTACTAATTCAAAAGGTGGAGAATACTCAGCGTATATTGTACCAATGTCTGAGTTAGTCTGTGTAAATAAAGGTTCAAAAGAAATTCCTTATAATATTTATGAAAAAGAACGTGAGCAAAAACCTAAAGAACAAATAAAGTTAAGTTTGTTTCCAGATTTTGAACAAGAATTTCCTTCAAAAAAAGAATCTGATTTTGATTTAGATAAAGCAAATGATCTAAGTTTTACAGATCTTACAATAAAAGATTTTGCTGCTATTATGTGGAAAAAACCTGTAAGTGATAAAAAATGGTTAAATGATTTAATAAATAATATATGAGTATAATACTTCCAACAAAAAAGGTAAAAGTAGAAAGATTTAATCCAAAAAGATTAATAATCTATTCAAAACCTAAAACAGGTAAAACAACTGCTTTTGCAGGACTAGAAGATAATTTAATTCTAGATTTAGAAAATGGTGCAGACTATATTGAAGCACTTAAAGTCAAAATAAATTCTTTACAGGATTTATTAGATACGGGTAAAGCTATTAAAGAAGCAGGATGTCCTTATAAGTATGTTACTATAGATACAGTAACTGCATTAGAAGACATGATTGGTCCTTTAGCTGTCAAATTATATAAACAAACACCAATGGGTAGTAAGTATGATGGAACAAATGTCCTCACTTTACCAAATGGTGCTGGTTATTTATATTTAAGACAAGCTTTCTTTCAAGTTTTAGATTTTATTGATACCTTAGCACCCAATATTATTTTATCTGGTCACATTAAAGACAAGCAGGTAGATGATAAAGGTGAAATGGTTATGTCTGCTAATATTGATTTAACAGGTAAAATAAAATCTTTAATCTGTGCAAATGCAGATGCAATTGGGTATATGTTTAGAAAAGGTAATCAAACTATTCTTAGTTTTAAAACTAGTGAAGAAGTTACCTGTGGAGCAAGACCAGAACATTTAAGGAATCAAGAAATAGTAATTTCTGAAATAGTGGATGGTAAGATAACGACTTACTGGGATAAAGTTTATAAATAATTTAAATTAAGTAAAAATGGGATTAAGTACAAAAGATTTAGTATCAGATGGTGGCTCAGGAACACCTAAAACAATTGGACCTGGAAATCACACATTAAAAATTAATAGTATTACATTAGAAGACTTTCAATTTATTGATGGTGCAAAACATTTAATGTTACATACAGAAACTGAACCTATTGAAGGGTTTGAAGGATTCTTTATTGATAAAGATGATGAAAGTAAAGGTCATTACCTTGGTCAAATTGGAAGAGTAAAAGCAAGTCAGTATGCCTATGCTAATGGAGAAACAAAATCTGGTATTAAAATTCAAAGAGATAGATCTCTTATGATGTTTTTAGCTAATTTGTCAAAAAGTTATGGTATTACTGGATGGTTTGAAGAACAAGATAATAAGTTCAATACTATTGAAGAATTTGTAAAAAACTTTAGTGATAATGCACCTATTAAAGATGTTTATTTAGATTTTTGTATTGCTGGAAAAGAATATGAAAATAAAGCAGGATATACAGCTTATGATTTATGGTTACCAAAAGCAGAAAATAATAAATATGCTTATGGTGATGTAAATTCTGAAAGAATTCTTAAATATGATGAAGCTAAACATCTTAAAAAGATTGAAGTTAAACCAGTAGATAAATTTGGTGATGATGATGATGATTTCAAAATACCATCAAAAAGTTCTTCTGACTTTACTTTAGACTAACACCTCTTATATAAGGGGAGTTATCTAATTCCCCTTATATTTTTAAAATGGGTTATTATGATTTCAACAAAGAATTTAATTTATGATTTGGCAGATGTGCCAAGAGAATGGATATTTGAACACTATCTTAATTTAACAGAAAAACTTACAGGTCAAGACCTTAAAATAAAATCTGTATTTAATTTACGTGAGAAAACTCCTTCTATGTGTATCTACATGGATAAAAATAACATCTATAAATTTAAAGACTTTTCTTCCGGTAATGGAGGTGATACATTAAGTCTTGTACAAAATCTTTTTAATCTATCTACCAGGGGACATGCATCTTTTAAGATAATAGAAGATTATAACCAATATGTTTTAAATAATGGTTTTAATCCTATAAAGTCTTATAAGCAACAAAGCAGGTATAAAGTTACTGATTTTGAAATCAGGCACTGGAATACTCTTGACCAAAAATACTGGATGGGATATAAGATTGGTTCTAAGTTATTAGAGAAATATAATGTTAGTCCATTAGAATATTATATTATGCAAAAAACAGATGAAAATGAAATTTTGTCTAGTATAACTATCAAAGGTAATTATATCTATGGTTACTTTAAAGAAGACGGTTCTCTTTATAAAATATATCAGCCTAAAGTAAAGGACAGTAAGTTTATTAAAGTAAGAGATTATATTCAAGGTTCTGAACAGCTTACATATGATAAACCATTTCTTGTTATAACTTCATCTCTTAAAGATT